TACCAAGCAGGATATATTAGTGGTGGTTCTAGTTTAAACACAGGTTCATATAATGTTTTAGTTGGCGCTAGTACTTTTGCATCAATTTCTGGCTCCAATAATATTGTTGTTGGGTATCAGGCTGCCTCTTCATCTAACATTATATCTAATGAAATAACACTTGGTAATTCAAGTATTTCAAAATTACGTTGCCAAGTAACAACGATTACGTCGTTATCTGATGAGCGTGATAAAACCAATATAGCCCCTATTGCCGCAGGATTAGAGTTTACTAAATTACTCAATCCAGTATCTTTTACTTGGAACATGCGCGATGGGGCACAAGTTGGTGTTGCGGATACGGGTTTTACTGCTCAAGGCTTAAAAAGAGTGCAAGAGCAAACTGGTGTTGAAATCCCCGGACTTGTGTACGACTCTAATCCTGATAGATTAGAAGCTGGGTACGGCAAACTCTTGCCTGTGTTGGTAAAGGCAATTCAAGAACTGAGTGCAAAAGTTGATGCACTTGAACTTAGATTGCAGCAAACATAACCCATAAATTTATATTAGGTAGTTTTGTTGGAGAAACTTTGATGAACTGGTCAGACGTACTCAAGGCAATCATTCCTATTGTCGTCATGTCATTGGCATGGCTACTTGGACAAGTCAATTCATTTTCTGAGCGTTTAACCAAGATTGAGGGTCAAATGCCTGCGTTGATTACCAGAGAAGGTGTGCCTACTGATAGTCCTATTTCAGCAGAACGTAGACATGCTATGAAAGAGGAAGTCTACAAAGACATTCATGATTTACAGGTTCGCACCAAACTCATGGAAGAACGTCAAAAGGGAAAATAATGTTTGAAATCTTATCCGGTGGTTTACTTGGTTCTATTTTTGGCGGCATTTTTCGTCTTGCCCCCGAGGTTCTTAAATGGCTCGATAAAAAAAATGAACGTGAGCATGAACTTGCCATGTTTAGATTTCAGTGCGATTTAGAAGCCCAACGCGGTGCCCAAAAGTTGGCCGAAATCGGTGCCCAACGTGAAGCGGCAATAGACTCAGGTGTGATGGACGCTTTTAATTCTGCTATTCAACAACAGGCGGAAATGGTTAAAGCCGCTGGCGGTTGGGTGGCCAGTTTGTCTGCTTCTGTTCGCCCTGTTGTAACTTATTGGGTGTTGTTTATTTGGTCATTTATTCACGCATGGTTTGCATGGAACGCTTGGCTACGTGGTATGTCCCCAGAAGCAGTTTTTACAACCATGATGACACCTGACTTCTCGGCTCTCCTTTCCGGAACTATTAACTACTGGTTCCTTGATAGAACTCTTGCCAAACGTGGGCTATGAACTTAGAACTGGCCGCATCTTTATGCCGTCAGTTTGAGGGCTTTCGTGCCAAGCCGTACCTGTGTCCGGCTGGCATCCCCACGATTGGATACGGCTCGACCTATTATTCAGATGGCCGAAAAGTAACTTTGGAAGATGCGCCAATGGATGAATCCACAGCTCGTGCACTTTTGATGGTCGAGTTAAATCACACATATCTCCCCGGTGTTTTGCGTAACTGCCCTATTCTTGCAACCGACGAACGCAAGTGCAATGCCATTGTAGATTTCTGTTATAACTTAGGTATTGGGCGCTTGCAAACAAGCACGTTAAAGAGGAAAATCAACGCCAATGATTGGAACGGGGCCAAAGAACAACTGATGCTTTGGACTAAAGGTGGCGGCAAAGTTTTGCCGGGCTTGCTTAAACGTCGTACCGCTGAGTGCGCTTTACTGGATTGACCGATGCCATTACAAAAAATACTGTTTAAGCCGGGCGTCAACCGGGAAAATACTCGTTACACAACTGAAGGCGGTTGGTACGAGTGCGACAAAATTCGTTTCCGTCAAGGTAACCCTGAGAAGATTGGCGGGTGGACTACGTTTGCTTCTGGTACGTTTTTAGGCATTTGCCGTTCGCTGTGGAATTGGGTCACATTAGCGGCAGAAAACTTGGTTGGCGTTGGCACTAACTTAAAGTTCTACATCTTCAAAGGCAATCAGTACTTTGACATCACCCCTATTCGTAAGACAGTTACCCTAACTAATCCATTTACAGCCACTGCCGGATCAAAAGTGATCAAAGTGTATGAAGCCAATCATGGCGCGGTAGACGGGGATTTTGTTACTTACAGCGGCGCTGGAATTACTGGGCTTGGTGGCAACATCACTGCCAGTGTTTTAAAAGGCACGTTTGAGCTGAAGTATATTGATAACAACTATTACAGCATTACGGTATCCGCTACCGCTAATGCAACTGATGTAGCAGGTTCTCCCGGTGGAGGTACAGTAGTTACACAGTACGAAACCAATACTGGCCCTTCTTATGAAGTTCCGCTTGTTGGTTGGGGTGCTGGCCCTTGGGGTTTAGGTACATGGGGCAATGGCATAACAACATCTACGTCTTTACAGATCTGGAATCAGCAAAACTTTGGTGAAGATTTAATCTATGGGCCGCGTGGCCAAGGTGTTTATTATTGGAATGCTAACGTAGGTTACTCGCCTGTACAGATCACTATTTCCATTGCCGCTCCCGGAGTGATCACGCTACCTACTGGATTTTCCTTCCCGGATGGAACGGGAATCACATTTACATCCACGGGCGCATTGCCCACTGGGCTAACTGTTGGTCAAGTGTATTTTGTTGTAAACACCACTGGAGGCACATTTAATGTGTCTACAACTATTAATGGTTCTCCGATTACAACATCTGGCAGCCAGTCTGGGTTGCAATACATTTCTCCACGCGGCGTTGACTTAGCTGATGCTGGCGATGCTGACGCACCGTTGTACCAGAATTACATTCTTATCTCTGACGCTAACCGATTTGTGCTGGTATTTGGTACAAATGACTATGGCAGCACTACCCTTGATCCAATGTTAATTCGTTGGTCAGATCAAGAAGACCCATACACATGGACACCTTCTGCAACTAACCAAGCCGGTAGTTTGCGTTTGTCGCATGGCTCATCCATTGTTACCGCTGTACAGACTCGCCAAGAGATTGTGGTATTCACGGACTCTTCAGTGTATTCATTGCAATACCTTGGCCCACCGTACGTGTGGGCATCTCAGCTTTTGGGTGATAACGTGTCTATCGTTGGCCCTAATGCCGCCGTAGTTGCCTCTGGTGTGGTGTACTGGATGGCTGTGGATAAGTTTTACAAATACGATGGTCGTGTGCAAACATTAAATTGCGATCTGCGCCGCTATGTATTTGGTGACTTTAATACATTGCAATCCCAGCAAGTCTATTGCAGCACTAACGAAGGCTTCAATGAAGTCTGGTGGTTCTATTGCTCTGCAAACTCTGACTTTAGTGACCGCTATGTGATATACAACTACTTAGAAAATAATTGGTATTACGGCACTATGGGTCGTTCTGCATGGCTAGACTCTGGCTTGCTTCCATTACCTATTGCTGCTACATATGATAGCGAACTCGTACAGCATGAGGATGGCGTAGATGCGTATGTTCTGGGTAGCATCACTCCACTACCGGCTTACATTGCCTCTTCTGAATTTGACATTGGCGATGGGCATAACTTTGGATTTGTATGGCGCGTATTACCTGACTTAACATTTGCTGGGTCTACTTCTACTGCAGGAGATTCTGGGTCTGGAATTCCTACGCCTAATGTCACGATGACGCTGTATCCAATGCAAAACTCAGGATCTGGTGTTGGCAAGACGGTTACTGATGACGTAATGAAAAAATCTCAGTACAACATCACTGAGGAATTTACTGGTCAGGTATATACCCGTGTGCGTGGACGCCAGATGATTTTTCAGATGGCTTCTGCAGACATAGGAACAACTTGGCAGCTAGGCGCACCGCGTATTGATATTCGTCCGGATGGTAGACGATGACTTATATTGTTACTACAGACTATACGATCAATAAGATCGCTGCGCCTAACTTACCTCTTGCTCCAGAACAATGGGATCGCCGGTATCAAGACCAGTTTTCTAATGTCTTGCGTTTGTACTTTAATCGGATTGACGACTTTATTGCACGTTTACAAACGTCTTCTGGCGGTGCTGGGATACAGCTACCGTATGGCGCATTTTCTAGTAATCAGTCGCAAACGACTACGGCCAATACTGCCACGTTGATGACGCTGAATACCACGGATTTCGCTAGTGGTGTAAGTATTGATAATTCCAAAATAAGAGTAGTTAACCCCGGTATATACAACCTACAGTTCAGCACTCAGTTCCAAAATACAGATAACGCCATCCAAGATATTAGTATTTGGTTAAGGCAGGGTAACGACGGCGGGGCATCCGCAGATATTCCGGGTTCGACTGGTTTTGTATCTATCCCGGCAAGGAAAAGCGCATCTGCCGGTGAAGAAGCCCATGAGATTATTGGATGGAACTATTATTTAAGCATGGCCGCTAACGACTACGTGCAGATTTACTGGTCAACCACGCTTGCTTCCGTGACCATCCAGCATTACAACGCATCTACCGGCCCCATTCGTCCTTCAACACAATCTGTTGTAGCCACACTTTCATTTGTGTCTGCACTACCATAATTTGAAAAGAAACTATAAAATGACCTCAATTCTCTTTAAAGGAGCCTACTATGGCAATGGGCGGAGTTGGTGAAGCGATGCTGCTTGGTGCAGCAATGGGTGGTGGGTCTGCCGCTTTGACTGGTGGCGATCCTCTTAAAGGTGCTCTTATGGGTGGCCTAACTGGCGGTGCTGGTTCGGCTATTGGAGGCGCGTTGGGTGGCCTTGGCGGCGGCGCAACAACTGCATTGGAAACAACCGCAGCTACTACTCCAGCAACTGCGTCTACATTGGGGGCATCCGCAAATTCATTTGCTCCAACAATGGCAAATGCAACAATGCCGTATGCCGCAGGGACTAATTTTTTAGAAGTTCCCGGGGTTACCAATATTGGTTCTACTCCTATGGGCACATCAATGGGGCAACTTGGTTCCGGTAGCGCAGGGATGTTTAATCCTAATGCTGGGATATCTTCTCTCCCCGGCGCTGCCCCTGCTGCTGCCCCATCGACCTTTGGTGAAGGCATGGCAAAGTTTGCCTCTGACCCAATGGCTTCCATTAAAGCCAATCCGTTTACTGCTGCTGGCGCTGCAATACAGGGCGCTCAAGCTGGACGGAACACCAATGTTTATACCCCCGAGGAATACAACGGCCCCCTAAAACGATTTAGGTTTAACCCTGATACTTATCAAGCCTCAATGCCTTATGCTGAAGGTGGTATCGCTACTTTGGCTACAGGCGGTTATGACCATCAAGTTGGTGAAGACCCTTACCCCACAGGTATGGCCCATGGTGGTATCGCTGATCTAGGCAGCTACTCTGACGGTGGGCGTATGTTACGTGGCCCCGGTGATGGCATGTCTGATAGTATCCCTGCAAGTATTTCTGGTAAGCGCCCTGCACGCTTGGCAGATGGTGAGTTTGTTGTCCCCGCAGATGTAGTATCTCACTTGGGTAATGGTTCGACCGATGCTGGCGCAAAGACGTTGTACGGCATGATGGACAAAGTACGCCAAGCGCGTACAGGTCGTAAGACTCAAGGCCGTGAAATAAACGCTGGCAAGTACTTGCCCGCATAAGGAGAATATTATGAGTGGTGGCGGCGGTGAAGGTGGTCGCGGTGGCGGCGCAGGCGGTGGTGGTATGGGCAGTGCTGCTAATGGTGGCCCCGGTGAAGGCGGTGGGTTTGGGGGTGGTAACCCCGGACAAAATGTAACAACCCCTACCTCTGGAGGAGGCGGTTTTCTTGGCGGACTTGCACCTCTTGCAGCGCAAGCATTAAACAATACTTCTACATCTACTGTAGGTGGCACTGGGTCTTATAGCCCACAACAAATTCAAAGTGCGATTGATACATCGCGCCAGCAAGGGTTTTCAAATCAAGACATCATTACTGGACTTAGCCGCTACGGAGTAAATAGTGGCCCTGAGCAAAATAGAGTGTTGTCCCAAATTAGTGGGGCACGCCCGAGTGCAGCTAACCCACAGTTCTATCAGCCTGTATATCAGGGGCAGTACAACAATTACACAACTACCAATCCTTTGGGTGTAAGCCAATACGGCACGCAAATGACGCCACAAAGCATGGTGGATAGTGCTTATGCAGGTATTGGTCGCTATGGATCTGGCACTGGTGTAAATCAAGTGGATAACGCTGGTCGGCAGTATTGGAATAACCAACTGTCTTCTGGTGCAGTTGCTCCACAAGATTTCAATCGTTCATTTAATAGCGCGGTTCAGCAATATCAAACACAAAATCCCAATAGTGCTTTGACTCAATACACACAAAATCAACCCGGTTATTTTGGTGGATATAGTGGTTATGGTGCGCCGCAACAAACTTTTACAGCAAATAATCCTTTTAATGCATATACGGGGTCTGCGTATTCTCCCCAACAAGTGCAAAATGCAATTAGTACATCCCAGCAGCAAGGGTTTTCTAGCCAAGATATTGCAACTGGTTTAAGTCGCAATGGGGTGTATTTGTCTCCACAACAGACCCAAATGTACAACCCATTTAGCTATGGTGGGCAGCAACAACAGCAGCAAATGTATAGCCCATTTAGTTATCAGCAGCCGCAACAATACAACTCGTATCAACAGCCTCAACAGCAGTACAACCCATATTCACAATACCAACAGCCTTATGACCAAGGATTTGTTGCGCCGCAGCAAGCTGTAATGCCAACTTCTTCTGGGCCTTCGCAAGCAATTGTGGGTCGTTCTTCTAGTATTCGCGGTACGCCTAATGTTATGCGCCGCGCAGAAGGTGGCATTGCAGCTTTAGTGGATGATGTTGAATGAACTTAACCGTTCGCCCTGTTGAAGTTAACCATATCCAGCAAGTCTGGCCTATGGTGCAAGGTTTCATTCAAGAAGCTCTTGATAAGGGTGGGGATTTCCCTGAGTGGTCTGACGGGTATAACGCTTCGCATATTCA